TTCAAATGCTCTTTGAGTAAAGTGACCATTCAATCGATACACTTGATAATTCTTACCCATATTTTCAATCAAAGATATAACACGATCACATTCTTGGTTGCCGTTTGAATAGATGGTTACTAGATCTTTCATAGGGGTCTTCCGTGCTTATCGACAAGTCCTAACTTTTTGATGTGAGAAATGTTTGATCTCTCACTCTTTTTAATCTTCTTATATTCTCTGATGATTTTATCAATCTCTGCGTTAGAGACATTAACTTTTAAATTTTTCTCTTCTTCCGTCGAAACAAATCCCAAACCAGACTTCTTACTCTCATCCTTTTCATCAACATAATCATTGATGACCTCTTGGATTTCATCTCTAATCAGTGAATTGATTTGTTCCTTAAGATGTTCATCGTTCATTTTCTTTTCTTCTTCTCCGATTTAACAGTGGCACCCCACAATTTAGGATTGACTTGTCCATAAGCCCATTCGATACGAATTAATGAACCCTTCCCAAACTTATCATAATAAAGATCAAAGACATCTACTCTCTTTCCTCTACACAGATCAGTGTAAACCTGATCATTCGATCTATATACCACCTGCAGAGTGTCAGAGGGCAGACTCTTATCTTTAATTTGTTCAGGCGTTGCTCTCTCGTGAACAAGATTGCAACCATAAGATTGAATCAAAGTTTCCTTTTCCTCTTTTGACCATTCAGCCATCTCTCTCTCCTGAACTGCCTCTGTCATGAGCGACCTCCCCATTGAATGTCTGGATATGCTTCCTCTACAAGTTGTTTTGTAATCTTATACTTATCAGTAAGGTTTTTATCTTTAACCAAACATAGAAGTGCTGCCTCCTCTGGGTGCAGTCCTTCCAACATCTGAATGAACATAGTCTCTCTACGAAGAGAACTCAAACTATCATTGCCACCTTTGATAAAGTGATAGAGTTGCCTATACTCTCTACGCAAACTAGTATGATCAGTGCCAACGGGAACTTCATTCTCTTTATAAGGAACATGTCCAGGAGGAAGCAAAGAAATAATACTCTGGTCAAAGTTCCAAATCAGCAATGACTTAAGCGCATCATTACCATACTCTTGAAGGACTTCAATCTTCTTTGCTTTTGTCCTCTGCTTGACCACCAGTTCAAGAATCTCATGTTGAAAAGGATTTGGTGGCAACTGCACTGGTTTTACTTTAAGCGCTTTTCTAGGCGTCGTCTTCTTCGTGGTCGTCATAATTTTCGTTCTCAAATCGTACTGCTAAAATTTCATCCGGTATAATATTCCCGTTCTCATCAAACATCTCTGGGTGAGTATAAACGGGTTGGGTTTGATACACATGGTCTTTTGCTAACCATCCTACCACACCTCCTACAAAAAACATCATAATGGAAACCAATGTTCCAATCGTCAGTGTTACTGCTAACATCGTGCTGTCCTCCAGAGACTATTTCTTTCTTATGTCCAGATAGAAGTTAAGATGGAAGACAACCTCTCTACGGAAGAGAGAAACCATCTTTCCAAACTTTACCTGAAAAGTTTTGGGCGGTTCTGGTTTCCTCCTCCTGTTGCGTAGTAGCAACTCAACCCCACGATTGATATGGGAATTGTGATTATTTAGTTTCTTTTTTTCTTCTTCCTCTCCTTCTATCATGGTTATACCTCAAGGCATCTTCTAAAATTTGATTAAGATAATTCCTTATCTTTCTTGCTTGTGGTTTAGGAATGTGCCCATAGCCCTCACGGAGTTGCTTGTGCATTTCATCCTGACCACCCTCTAGATAACAATCTAGATCTAATATAAGATCATTCAATTCTTTTGCTGTTGGACTTTGAATGAACTCTTCAATCTCAACTTTCTTTACTTGTTTAATTTTAAGATAGTCATAAAATTTTAACACAAAGTGATTAGAGAAAGCAAGGTCTATAGCCTTCTCAACATCCGTATAGAGTTCGTACAAGTTAAGTGATGTCATTAAACCAACTTGTTCTCCCGTAAATACTGAACCGTTTCCATACACCCACCGATAATTGTGTCATCACATACTACTTTTGGAAAGGTAGAACCTTTACCAAACTTCTCATAAAATTCTTGTCTGGTGTAATCTGTATCAAGTTTATATATGACATGCTTAAGTTCTGCGAGTTCTAAAACTTGTTGAACTTTGGTGCAATAAGGGCAACCATCCTTTGAATAAACTGTGAATGTCATTTCTGAACCTCCTTCCAATCATTTTCAAAGATTTCCATACCTTTGTCAGTAAGGATATGATCATACATTTCGTCGAATACCTTTGGTGGCATCGTGCAGAGATCTGCACCATTATACCATGACCTAATCGCACGCTGCACACTACGAATAGATGCAGAGAGAACCTGTGTCCTGATGCCATGGATACGGTACAACTCGGAGATGGACCGTACAACCTCCAGACCTGCCACTGATTGGTCATCTAAACGCCCTACAAAGGGTGACACGTAGGTTGCCCCTGCTTTCGCTGCTAGGACCGCCTGTGCGGCACAGAAGATGAGTGTGACGTTGACCTTGATACCCTGCTCTGATAGACGCTTACAGACAATCAATCCCTCACGAGTGCAAGGAACTTTGACCGTACATACATCACCAAACTTTTCATATAGACGGACACCCTCATCATACATCTCAAGGTCAGATCCCATGACCTCCATGCTGATATCTTTTACACCAATGTCTTTAATCTTTTGATAGACATCCTCTGGGTTCTTTCCACTCTTCATGATGAGTGTGGGATTAGTTGTAACTCCATCCACCAATCCAGTGCTGAAATACTTTTCAATAGTATCTGTATCAGCAGTATCTAAAAAAATCTTCATCTAATCTTCTCCAAATAATCCCTTTCTGATTTATACAAAAAATTCATTTGATGATCAAAAATTATGTTGACTCCTCGACTTATCTCTGGGAGCAACCATTCATGAACAGGCAAACAGTATTTCCAATTCACTGGTTGAACACAATTCATTACCACGACTGTCCAAAATGCTGAAAGGTAATTGATAAAAGTAATCATCAGAGTATTAGAACTACCAACACTGGTAGTATAACACTTGTTATGCCAATAAGGAACCCCGCCAGCATATTGATGACGGGGTGAATACTATCATTCATTAGATCCGTTGTAAAGGTCTTCTAACCATTCCTTTTTATGTTTGAATTCAGTGCTATTCATCTGGGAAACATCAACATACATAACCTCTTCACCTGCTTCAGGTGCTTCTGGATGTTTGTTGACTTTCGGTTTATCCATGAGATCGTTAATTGATTTTAAGTTACCCCACATCATAGCAAATGCAGCGCCAGCAATCAAGGCAAAGCAAGTAAAATAAACCAAAACCAGATAAGAGTTCACAGTGCGTTACCTCTAGGCAATACTTCTTCAGGGAAGACAAAGTTTTCATGTGGTTGATCAACTGGTGCCAACCATGCACGAAGACCTTCATTCAGAAGAATGTTCTTGGTGTAGAACGTTTCAAACTCTGGGTCCTCTGCTGCACGAATCTCCTGACTTACGAAGTCATAAGCACGAAGATTGAGTGCCAGACCAATAATACCAATAGAAGCAGTCCAAAGTCCCATAACTGGAACAAAAAGCATAAAGAAATGAAGCCAACGCTTATTGCTAAAGGCGATACCAAAAATCTGTGACCAGAAACGGTTCGCAGTAACCATTGAATAGGTTTCTTCTTCTTGTGTCGAATCGAAACCTTTGAAAGTGTTTGCAGCATCTCCATCCTCGTAGAGAGTATTCTCAACTGTGACACCATGAATGGCAGAAAGCAGTGCTCCACCCAGTATACCAGCAACACCCATCATGTGAAAGGGGTTGAGTGTCCAGTTATGAAATCCTTGTAGAAAAAGTAAGAATCTGAAGATTGCCGCGACACCAAAACTCGGCGCAAAGAACCAACTCGATTGTCCGAGAGGGTAGATGAGAAATACACTAACAAATACGGCAATAGGACCTGAAAAAGCAATCGCATTGTACGGACGAATTCCTACGAGACGACTAATTTCAAACTGTCGGAGCATGAATCCAATAAGAGAGAATGCTCCATGGAGTGCTACGAAAGCCCAGAGACCACCCAGTTGGCACCATCGGACGAAATCTCCTTGAGCCTCAGGACCCCAAAGTAGAAGAAGAGAATGACCCATACTATCAGCAGGCGTTGAGACAGCCGCTGTAAGAAAATTAGCACCCTCAAGGTAACTGCTTGCAAGTCCGTGAGTGTACCACGACGTAACAAAGGTAGTGCCAGTAAGCCAGCCACCAATTGCAAGATAAGCAGTGGGAAAAAGTAGTAGTCCAGACCAACCCACAAAGACAAAGCGATCCCGTTTAAGCCAGTCATCAAGGACATCGAACCACCCCCTCTGCGGTATATTTAAAGTTGAAGTTGTCACTATTTAAAGCCCTCCTTTTTATTTTTGTTGTTTTTGTTAGGTTTATCTAACACTTCTACATGTGATTTGAACAATGCAGGAGTTGTAAACCATTTTTCCATTACCTGATCGTAACTATTGAAGATTATACTCTCTCCGTTACGAAATATGAATCGGTAATTGTGCCTATCATATGGTTTCTCTGAAGTTTGAGCGAACCATTCTGGTAGGTCCTTCACTTTTTTAGACATGATTAAAGAAACTTAACATTCCTAAAGATAAAAAAAGGGAGTCCGAAGACTCCCAAGATTATAGACAATTATATCAACCGATTGCAGGTGCGGAAAGAGCAACAGGAGTTGACTCAGTAGCAGCAAGGTCGAGTGGGAAGTTGTGAGCATTACGCTCGTGCATTACTTCCATGCCCAGACCAGCGCGGTTAAGAACGTCTGCCCAGGTGTTGATCACTTTACCTTGTGAGTCCATGATCGACTGGTTGAAGTTGAAACCGTTCAGGTTGAATGCCATGGTGCTAACACCAAGAGCAGTGAACCAGATACCGATAACAGGCCATGCTGCGAGGAAGAAGTGCAGCGAACGGGAGTTGTTAAAGGAAGCGTACTGGAAGATCAGGCGACCGAAGTAGCCGTGTGCAGCGACGATGTTGTAGGTCTCTTCTTCTTGACCGAACTTATAACCATAGTTCTGGGACTCAGACTCTGTGGTTTCACGGACGAGACTAGAAGTAACCAGACTTCCGTGCATAGCAGAGAACAGAGATCCACCGAATACCCCAGCAACACCGAGCATGTGGAACGGATGCATAAGGATATTGTGTTCTGCTTGGAATACAAGCATATAGTTAAAA